GACCTCAAGGAAATGGTGAAGAATTGGCAGACTCTCCGGACAGAACAGGAAACCGTTGCAGATAAACTGGCTAACCTCGAAACTGACTTCAAGGATACGATGGACACTCTGCAGAAAGAACTCGAAACCACCGTTGGCAAAATGAGGCTTGACGATAAAGCGGCTCAGAGCGGAAAGAGTACCATTCAGGGGTTCATCGACGGCGCCGAGAATATGATTCCGGAAGTACAGGCAGCATACAAGAAGATTGCTGACGCTGCGATCGCTGCTATTGACGCCCAACTCCAGATCCACAGTCCTTCAAAGGTGTTATGGGAAAAAGGTAAATACTCCATGAGCGGATTTATCGGTGGTGTGGAAGCTATGGAGCCGGATGTCGCAGAGGCGATGAGGAGTGCTGCAAATACAGGTGCAGATGCATTTACTGCCAATGCGATAAATGCAGAGGGTGGCGGCAGTGGCGTGAGCATATCGCTTGACTATTCCCCGCAGTATGATTTAGGCGATGGTAACAGCACAAGCGATATTGAAGCCATACTGCGCACTCACGACAATAACCTCCGTGACATACTCCTGGATTTGTTGGAGAGCGTGGGGATTGACGCGAAAAGGAGGGCATATGTATGAGTAAAACCTATACAACGGTTCAGGGAGATAAGTGGGATAGCATAGCATTTACCCAACTCGGGGACATGGCTTACACTGACAAGCTTATTAACCTGAACCGTCAATATATCAACTATTACATATTTCCTGCAGGAATTACGCTTGTGCTACCGGATGTCACGTCTGCACCTACTAACACACTTCCTCCCTGGAAGCAGGTGAGCGGATGAGCGATAAGGATCTGGCAAGGAGAACGTCAGCCGAGGTATTCTTTGGAGGCGTTGATATAACAAATTCAATCCAGCCATATCTTTTATCATTATCCTATACGGACAATGAGGAGGATGCAGCTGACGACCTTCAAATATCTCTACAGGACCGAGAAAATATCTGGCTTGAAAAATGGCTGGATGTTGCTATTCAAGCGGCGGCTGCCTCCCCATCTGTTACTGGAACACCATATAAGGTCACGGCACAGAGCGGTCTGAACGTCCGAAGCGGCCCTGGAACAAATCATGGCAAGGTAGGCTCGCTGGCATATGGCACTCAGGTAAACGTGTTATCTGTATCAAACGGATGGGCACGCATTAAGTACAACAGCAAGGACGCCTATATCAGTGAGAAGTATGTCGCCAAGGGAAGCGGGACGGACGTCGCTGCAACCAGCGCAACGACCGTCAAGGGCCTCCGCATCCAGTCAGTAATTGTCCGTGAGAATTGGAACAGTGACGGAAAAGACAAGGTGCTGGACTGCGGGCAGTTTGAACTAGACAATGTGGATGCCTCCGGACCTCCTGCCACCATTACAATTAAGGGTACGTCGCTGCCATATGTCGCACAGATCCGCCAGGTAAAAAAGAATCATGCGTGGGAATCGATATCTTTGTCTGGTATAGCGAAGCAGTTAGCAGCCAACAATGGCATGGCATGTCTTTATGAATCTGCTTATGACCCGAAGTATACCCGTGTGGAGCAGGTCACCATGAGCGACATTGCCTTTTTATCTATCTTGTGCCATGACGGTGGCATTTCGCTGAAGATCACGAATAACATCATTGTGCTTTTCGACCAGGCAGCGTATGAAGCTAAGGCTCCTGTGCTGACAATCGAACGCGGTGATGGCACTTACAGCAAATATAAGCTCCAGACCGGAAAAGCGGACACTCAATATGCGAGCTGCCGGGTACGTTATACTGACCCATCCACCGGTAAGACGATTAAGGGCATTGCTTATACCGAGGACTATAAAGCTGATGACGAGGACAACCAACAACTCGAAATATGGGCAAAGGTAAATAGTATCGGCGAGGCAAAAACCTTGGCATACAAACGCCTGCGGCTCCAAAACAAATATGAGAAATCTGCGACCTTTACCATTCCTGGGAATCCCGACATTATGGCCGGGGTTACGGTTATGCTTGAAGGTTGGGGCGCATGGAGCGGAAAGTACATCGTCAGTCAGTCGAAACATTCTATCGGTGACTCAGGCTATACGACACAAATCCAACTGAGGAAAGTATTGGAGGGGTACTGATGGAAGAAAACATTTTGAAAAATCTTGTGAGGATAGGAACCGTCAGCACTATTGACAATACAGGCAAGAAAGCCAGGGTAATATTTCAGGATAAGGACATGACCTCAGGCTGGCTTTTCGTGTTACAACACCCAGGAGCAGTAAATATCGAGGAAAACGGCGAGCACACGCACAGCCTATCCGGTGGAGGTTCAACTGATCAGAATGGCGATCACGGTCATGATGCAGCAGCCGCTCCATGGATGCCTGCGGTCAACGATACGGTTCTTGTCCTCTACATCCCCATTTTCAACGGGGATGGATTCATACTGGGGGTGATTTAATGCAGATAGGAGCGCTTGGCGATATTGTGTTTCAGGTGTCGGCGGAAACGGTCGAGACGTTGGACAAGGTCACATGGTCCGGGGCGGCAAGATACGCCAAACAAGACCGCCATTTGAAAGACTCGCTCACTGAATTTACGGGCTTGGAGCCAGATGAAATATCTTTTGAAATGCTGCTTTCGGCATACCTCGGCGTGGATCCGTACCCGGAGCTCGTTAAGATTTGGCAGTATGAACGGAACGGAAAGGCTCTCACCCTCGTCATTGGCGAGAGAACCTATGGTAAATGGCGATGGGTAATAGAAAAGCATTCAATAAAAATGCAGAATTTCGGGAAAGGCGGCGCGTTGATGTCAGCTACCGTGTCCGTGAATTTGCTTGAATATCTGAAATCGTGAGGTAACGCTATGAGTTATAAGGTAAGCACAAGAGATATCAGCAAAATATCGTTGAACGAGAGCGATACCGTGACCTCGGTCATGCAGAACATAGCAATCATCTTGTCGACCAGGCAGGGAACCGTGCCTCTGTACCGGGGATTTGGTTTGCCTATGAATTTCATTGATAAGCCTATACCCGTTGCAAAAACTTTGATGATTGCGGAAATAACAGAAGCAATCGCTGAATATGAACCACGGGCGAATTTGATAAGTGTATCCTTTGAAATTGACGAAAGCGCTCCGGAGAGATTAATACCGACTGTGGAGGTGGAAATAATCGATGAGTAGAAATCCGGAATACCAATTCATAAGCACGGACACAACCACCCTGATAGCAAAGCTTATTTCTGCCTATGAGCTGATCACCGGCAGCGTGGTCCGGCCTGCCAGTCCGGAAAAGCTGTTCATTAATTGGATAGCTGATGTTCTGGTGCAGGAACGCATACTGAATAATTATACAGGTAATCAGAATTTACCCAGTAGAGCCGAAGGCGAAAACCTCGACTCCCTGGGCGAATTGTTTTATATAAAAAACAGACCTGCGGCGCAGCCGGCAGTATGTACTATGCGGTTCCATATCTCAGCAGTTCAGGTATCAGCTGTACTGATACCATCAGGAACACAGGTTACAGATACCGGAAAGGAACTTGTATGGGAAACGACAGCAGACGCTTATGTCGCAATCGGTAACACATATGCCGATGTTATGGTACAGTGCCAGACTGCCGGTATTATTGGGAATGAATATGCAGCCGGGCAGATTAACGTAATAATCGAGCCTTATGCCTATTATGATCACTGCGAAAACATTACAACGAGCGACGGTGGATCTGATGCCAGCACGGACGATGAATACTATGAACTTATGAGAGCCAGCCAGGATGCATACAGCGACGCAGGGGCAAAAGGCGGATATATCTATTTTGCAAAGAAGGTGTCTACGGAGATTGTGGACGTTGTTGCGAATACCCCTTCCCCCGGGCAGGTGAACCTATACATACTCATGAACGACGGTGCTGGCGCGAGTACCGAAATAAAGAACGCTGTTCTTGCAGCTTGCAATGATGATTTTGTCAGGCCGCTTACAGATTATGTTGTTGCAGATGATCCGGAGCCTGCGAGCTACAACATACAGTTTACTTACTACATCCCCAATAGCTTATCACTGAGCGCAGCAGAGGTACAGACGGCAGTAAATGCTGCAGTCGACAATTATGTAAAATGGCAGTATGCGAAGCTTGGCCGGGATATTAACCCATCTTACCTAATAGGGTTGCTCATGCAAACCGGCATAAAGAGGCTCATATTGACACAACCCGCATTCACTGTCCTGAGTGACGGCAGCGACAACACGGTGCCACAGATTGCTACTGTCGGTACAACAACAATCACGAACGGAGGATATGAGAATGAGTAACTATGGAATCACAGCAGAAAATCTTCTCCTTACTCTTCCAGAAGCTTTAGCAAAAGATGAAAACATGCTTGCCCTCGCATCCGCTATCGCGGACGAGTTGGCGTTGCGTCCATCCGAAATAGCAAGTCTGTTGATTTACTCTCGGATCAATGAGCTTCCAGAGGATATGCTGGATATTTTGGCATATGATTTCAAGGTCGACTGGTGGGATTACAATTATAGTCTGGCCGAGAAGCGCAAGACCTTGAAGGATAGCTGGAATGTCCATAGTACGCTCGGTACAAAGAGAGCTGTGGAGAAGGCAATTTCGGCGATATACCCGGATACGAAGGTCGATGAGTGGTTTAATTATGGAGGTGACCCATATCACTTTAAGTTGTTGATTGACGCGACCTACGAGAACATTGACCCTGCCAAACACCAGAGAGTGCTTGACAGGGTCGAATATTATAAAAACCTCCGTTCGCACCTTGACGGCATAGAATACACGGCTGTCCCAGCCGGATATTGCAGAAGCTACGGTGCCGTCGCTGTTGCGGGCATGAGGTTAGAAATCACAGTGGAGGTGGCTGTATATGGCGTGGAATAATGCAGTAGTAACAAATACAGGAATTGCTATGCTTCAACAGGTGCTTGGCGGTGCAACGCTCACCCTTGACGGCGCAGTCGGTGGCACAGGCACTGTCTCAGCAGCATCGCTCATGGCGCAAACTGCTTTGAAAACTCAAAAGCAAACCTTTGATATCGTTGGCGTAACCAACGAAACGAACGGCAAAAAGGTTAACATTCTCATTGTAAGCGATGGATTGGCCACAGGTTATACAATGAATCAGGTCGGAATATGGGCACATGTTGGCAGTAACCCTTCTGCTCTTTTTGCTATCATTCAGGATGAACCTGGTATAATAATTCCATCTGAGACGGACATACCTGATTTCTCGCTGAACTTCTATGTGGTTATAGACTTTTCAAACGAAAGCGAATTTACCCTGTCGGTTGACACGTCGGCATTGGTGAGTGTCGGTATGATGAATACTGCGCTGTCCACTAAACTGGATGTCAATGGTAGTGGTTCTGATTTGACCGCTGTCTTTACTCAAGCCGAGACGAGGACGAGCATTGCCACTGGCGAGAAATTGTCAGTCCTGTTCGGTAAAATAATGAAGTGGTTCACAGACTTGGGTGAAGCAGCCTTTAAGTCGGTTGGTACCGGAGCAAATGATGTCGCTGCGGGTAATCATGGGCACAGCGCAGCCACCACATCTGCTAACGGCTTCATGTCATCGACCGACAAAACAAAGCTAAACGGCATAGAGACAGGAGCTCAGGTCAACACCATAACGAGCGTGGCGGGTAAGACCGGAGCTGTTACACTTGTTAAAGCTGATGTAGGTCTGGGTAATGTGGATAATACTGTGGATTCTGTAAAAGTTGTACTTTCCGCGACCAAGCTGTCAACCGCCCGGAACATTGCCCTTACTGGTGACGCTTCAGGTTCCGCCAGTTTCGATGGAAGCGCAAATGCTTCCATCGCGGTGGTTTTGTCAAATAGCGGAGCAACAGAAGGAACATACACAAAGCTAACTATTGATACGAAGGGTCGGGTAACGTCGGCAACCACTTTAACAGCGGCAGATATTCCGGCATTAACCCTCTCGAAGATTAGTGATGCCGGAACTGCAGCCAGTAAAACTACCGGGAACGCTGTGGGTAATGTACCTGTGATAGGGGCGAATGGCAAGCTTGATACATCCATTATGCCGGCTCTTGCCATATCGGATACTTTTGTGGTAGCAAATCAAACTGACATGCTCGCTGTCACTGCACAGATTGGAGATATAGCAGTCAGAACAGACCTGAATAAAAGTTTTATCCTTAAAACCGAACCTGCCAGTACATTGGCGAACTGGCAGGAACTCTTGACTCCAACCGATGTGGTACAATCAGTCGCTGGGAAAACAGGAGCCGTTACACTTGTTAAAGCCGATGTAGGTCTGGGTAATGTAGATAATACATCAGATGCGAATAAGCCGGTATCTACAGCACAGCAGACAGCGCTCAATGCAAAGGAAGTACTGCTAAGTGGGGCCTCGACAAAAACAGCCCCGATTGATGCTGATGCTATAATTATTACTGATAGTGCAGCCAGCAACGGGACAAAGAGGACTCTCTGGTCGAATATAAAATCATCGCTGAAAACTTACTTTGATACCTTGTATAACGGCATTGCAGACTATGTGAGACAGCCCGGATATGGCACGACAGGCGGCAGTGCCAATGCATACACACTTACGCCATCTCCTGCCATTAGTGCCTATGCAGCAGGGCAGTGCTTTGCTGTGCAAATCCACGCCGCCAATACAGGAGCATCAACTCTTAACATCAATGCCCTGGGCACTAAGAACATCCTTGACAGTAAAGGTAATGCAATGACATCAGGAAAACTCAGGCTGAATGGAGTATATACGCTGAGGTATGACGGCACAAATTTTATATTACAGGGTGAAGGTGGTTCTGGAAATGCCTTAGCGTCTGACCTTCTCTCTGGCAAAACAGCAAGTACAGACGCAGGTGATATTACAGGAACGATGATAAATAATGGTAGTATAGGAACTCAGAATCTTACAACAGAAGGTGCTGAGTATACAATACCTGCTGGATATCATAATGGACTTGGTAAAGTAAAAGCTGTGATTACAAATATTGCTGCGGCTGTAATTAAAGCTGGTACTACGGTAGGCGGTATCGCCGGTACTTTTACAGCAGATGCAACGGCTGCAGCAGCACAAATTTTAAGCGGATATACAGCATATGTGAATGGATCGAAAATTACCGGTAACATAAGCAGTAAGGCAGCGGCGACGATTACACCTAACACAGCAGACCAAACAATAGT